CAGGACACTGGTCATGAGGTACAGCTGTGGGTTGCCCTTTGAGGGCCAGCGGTGGGTGCCGAGGGGCTTCAACACCGGAAGGGGCCTGCGATACCGGCGGGACCTCCTCAACTCGGGGTGGCTGAGGTCCGTCTGCGAGTACACCCTTGCCACCCTCCGGAGCGGTCATCTACTTCGAGACCTCATGCACGTCTTCCCGAAGACGTTCATCATGAAGAAGTCGAAGCTTGAGGAGCGCCCCGAGAGCATCCGCACGGTCGTCGCCAGCTCCCTGCCCACCTACCTTCGAAGCATGGTGCCGAGCTACGCACTCAACAGGCGGATGCCCCGCCTCCATGCCGAGGCCCCTTGGGCGATGGGGATGCAGATGTCCGGGGGAGGGATCAACGAATGGCTCGCTCGCCAGCCCCCAAAAAGGGCCTGGGCCACAGTGGATGGGGTGCAATGCGATGCGAGCAGAGGGTCCGCACTACGCGCGGCGATTGCGGCGACACGGGCCGAAGGCTACTCCGGCCACCCTGACCGGGATAGGATCCTCGCCCTCCTCAATGCCAACTCGGATGCGATCGCGAAGGCGACGATGGTGGACCTGATGTCGGGCAGCTTCTTTGAGAAGCTCACCGGAGGGGGAACCGGTGAGCCCAACACTGCCGCCGACGACACGATCCAGATGCTCCTGGTGCTGAGCGAGGCATACCACCAGGTGACAGGGAAGCCTCACAGCGCCTTCTACGCGGACAACTGCGTGAAGCTGCAGACGGACGACCTCCTGATCGGGTACGACATGCCAGACGAGGACTTCGACCGCCTAATAGGGCCGGTTGTGGAAGGCCTCGGGATGAGACTGAAGCTGGAGTCTCGGGCTCGCACGCCGGCGGGGCTATTCTGGTGCAAACGCCACATAGAAGACCCGACTGCCTTTTCAGACGACTTCCGCGAATGCGGTGTCCCCGTGCCGCGTTTTGCGGTCGTGCATGACCCAGAGAGCCTTGCCTTCCGGCAAACGGCTCTTATGCACTCCGTCGAGCCCAAGTACTGGTACGACCGCACACTGGGCCACCTCCTGCTCACGGCGCACAACAGGCAGGCGTACACCTTCCTTGTGGACGAGCTGAAGCGCCTTCGGCCGTGGGTCGCAAAGCAGCCTGGGGGCCGTAGATACATGAGGAACCGCAAGATCCCCACCTATGGCGCTGTAGTCCGGAACTGGTATCGAGAGGCCCCGTCGAGGGTGCCCCTCTACCAGAACGTAACCGTCTGGCAGAGCTATCGATACTGGGAGGGGCATGTGGTCAAAGGCCTAGGCTGGCTCCAAGGGGCCCTACGGTCGACGCACCTCAAAGCGCTAGGCGGGGAGAGGCTATCCCTCGGGAGTGCCTACGTTCTGCAGCCGCCCTTCCTGCTTGTGGCACAGGCAGTCCGGGACGTGCAGCCCGGGTGCGACACCGTGACCTTGTACCGAGGGCGAGTCGGAGCGGGCCCCGCGTCCTCCGTCATCGACGTGGACGACGCCTGGCGCCGCCTGACCCTAAGGGCGCCTATGCAGCGAGCGATGGC